AAGAAGTGGAGCCTACTGAAGAAGAGGTTCCAGCAGAACCTGAAGTTAAGGAAGGTGAAGAAGGTACTGAAACACCAGAGGCAGGTAATGCCGACGGTGGTGATGACGATCTGAACTTCCCAGGTCTGTAAGTCATTAGAGGAGGGTGGATGGGTCGTAAGATCCATCTGCCTGACTCTCACTTTATGCTGCATGTAAAAAGTTAGATAAGCCCTTGATCTTTTGTATTAAAAGCTCCCATCCTTATTCTTGAGGAGACGTAATGACTGAGATCTTGGATCGAGGGAATGAAGTCGACGATTGAACAGGTGAGTGAGTGGAACGAACGAACATCTCTAGTGCTCTTTACTAGAGGTGGGGAGGGGGCGCTTATGCTGTAAAAACAATTTCAGTGATACATTACAGTCTTGAATCCTAACCGCAACATCAACCATTAAGTAAGGAAATAACGATGGGTCTGCAATTCTTTGATCACGGTTCTCACGTCACTGCTCGCAACGTTCCGGAAGTCGGTCGTGTGGAGAAGATCCCACCATCTGTCTACCGCATCAACGTTACCGAAGAAGGCCTCGACCTGGTACGTGATCGTAAGCGGTTTACTCTGCCGAGCAAGATCTACGGCGATCACCACTTCCACCTGGGTGCTATCATGGAAGCCTTCGAAGAGCGCGCCTGCTCCACCGGCGTTCTGCTCAAGGGCCTGAAGGGTAGCGGTAAGTCGTTGCTGGCCGAACACATCGGCAACAAGTGCCTCGACCTCGAAATGCCAGTGCTGCTGATCAGCACCGAGATCCCAGCCGGTCTGCTGAAGTCGGTCATTGGCCTGATCGGTTCGTGCATGGTCTACTTCGACGAGTATGGCAAGATCTACGGCAAAGATGCGAAGAACTCGATGCTGGCTCTCTTCTCTGACACTGACCTCAAGAACGTCATGTTCGTGGTCACTGCCAACGAAGACAAAGAGCTGAACGAATACATGCTCGATCGTCCTGGTCGTTTCATGTTCCGTATCGACTACGGCGATCTGGACACTGACGTCGTGAAGGACGTATGCCGATCCAACGACGTCAACGAGGAGCTTACCGAATACCTGGTTGCCTACGCGGCGTATCACCACCTGAGCTTCGATATCTTGATGTACCTGGTTCGTCAAGCTCAGCGCGTCACCACGGCGAAAGATCTCAACAAGCGCATCTCCATCCTCAACGTGCCGGCGCCGGTAAACCAGACGCTGTCTGTTGTCGATGTATCGTTCCAAGGTCAGGCGTTCGTCGGCGAAGTCATCGAGCGCTACGACCAAGACCATCTGGAAATCGATCTGATCCAGGACGGCACTCTGGAAATGATCGGGTCGTACGTCTTCGACCGCAACCATCCTAACGCCAGCGTGATCCACACGACCAGCACCGGCGTGAAGTATCGCGTGAAGTTCAACGACGAGGTCACCATGACCGTCGCTCGTCAATGGAGCCAGACCGCATCTAGCACCGGCGAGCGTAAGCGTAAGGCCAAGGTGAAAGAAGATGGCAAAGCCACTCTGGAGTCTGAGTAGCCGGCTTAGTCCGCTACTTATACTCTATAGTCGACTTCTATAAAGCTTTGAATCCTTAGACTACGCCTTCCCGAACCGATTACGTTCAGCTTCACACTTACCGATATTCCCATCTGGCTTCCCGGAGATAAAGGGAGTCACATTCAGGGACAGCAGCCGGGGCTGAATCTCGACTTCGATGGCGACATCGATATCGCAGCCACGTACCCGAAAATACACTCACTACCAACCCCTGACTCAGATGATGCTGATGCATGGGGCACGGTATTCAACCAACAAATGCTCGGGCGCGCGTTTCGACGCAGATCCGAGTAACAACAAAGCGGAGGCGTCATGACTCTCTCTATCAAACAGGCTATTGCGCTTGGCGTTATCGGCGCAGCTGGCTTGGGGTTTGTAGCCGCAGGCGTCCAGGGTCTACGGAAGACAAACGAGCGCAAGGAAGCAATCGCTTTGCGTGAGCGAAACATCCACTGTCACAATCGGCTACACAGTGAAGAGTACCTGATGGACATGTCGCAATATCTGGAGCGCTTCGGTAATGCGTTCCAGTATGTCCACTCGTACCGTCACGGTTACGTGCCGAACAATGACAAGTACCAGGTCCTCATGAGTCAGTTCGCACTCATGCTGGATGAGGACGTGGCCATGCTCCTCGCAGCAGGACTCGCCAGCACGCACATGTTCGCCGATTACAGCGACGTGTACAAAGACCAGACCTTGGTGTGGAACGCCTCTCAGACGCGCTATACAAGCGTCTCAGACTTCATCAGCGGTGACGTTGATGTATTCGACCTGGCGTATCCTCCGAACGACCTGGTTACGGTGGCAGGTTACATCCGCCATCAGACCAATGCCAACCGCGAGTTCCGCGTTTGCTCGTTCGTCAAAGAGCAAGCCAACTTCATCAACCAGATTCTCGACGGCACGCTCGTCGTAGGTAAGGCGGCTTAAGCATGAACAACACCCTCGTCAATCGGGTTCAACTGGCGGTGATCTGGACAATCGGTAATCTTATCGAAGATGACCTCGATTGCGAAGAAGCGGCCAGGAAGTTCATCAGCAGCATGGACGACGCCGGCTACAAGCTGGAGTTGTGCCAGAAGATGGCCGTCGTTCCGATGCCGGAAGTGAAAATTAACCTCCAGCACGAATATGATGTCGACGATCTTCCAGACCCTGTTCCTGGGGATCTGTGCGCCAACTTGGCCAACTACATCTCGTTCCACTTCCAATGTGCGATTGCACAAGCAAAAGTGGTCGAGGTACTTCTGAACCTCGCGGAAGAGCAATACTACTTCTTCGACAAGTAATTAGGAGCCCAGCATTCCGCTGGGCACTAACCGCGCTGACTCCTCGTAAGTCCTTTTAGGCAGATAACGAGCAGCCAACAATGGAGCTACATCATGCAAAAAGAAATCACTGGTTTCGAGTTCGGCCCACTTAGCTTCAAGCTCTTGCCGCAAGAAACTCAGATCAGCTCGTTGAGCGAACTCCCGCATCACCTGGTAGCTACGTGCGAACCCGGTGGCGAGAACAACCGCCACAAGGGCGAGAAAGATCGCGACCACTATCTGCACGTCAGCATCGATCCGGAGCTGCCGCAGAAAGAGAAGATCGCCGCCTTCCGCGAAACCAACCTCATGGTCGAGCTGGGCAGTCAGATCGCGTTGGCAGTTGGGCAGAAGGTTACCTGCGTCTTCCCGGCTCCTGCGTCGAGCTACTACAGTCACGTCTACCCTGACGTGAAGCTGGGTGAGATGTCGGCGAAGAAGATGAAGATCTTTGCCAAGATGAACCTCACCCCGATGTTCACCATCCGGATGTATCGGATGGTCCATCAAAACCCGCTGCAATACCAGCCAGAAATCTGCGGCATCTACCGTACCGTGAACGAGACCGGCATCTGGGCGCTGGAATCGAAGTATCGCGGCCTGACCTGCAAGCTGTCTGTAGCTGATAAGAACCAGATCGCCGAAGAACTCAAAGCCGAGTTCGCAGCCCGCTGGCCGTCGTACCCGATGGATTTCCTGGTGACCAGCCACAGTGCAGCCAAAGCGTGGTACGAAGAGCATCACGTTAAACTGCCGCAGCACGAAGAGCAAGTAAGCGCCTAAACGGCATAAGGAGCAGGTGGGGAAACCCACCTGCTCTATGCTTTCTTTTTTTTTGTCAGAGCGTACTGACGAACTGCGACTGGAAGCCTTTCACAAGTTTGTTGTTGACCTTGTGGAGGCATTCGATGCGCAGGATCTGACCATCGCTGTTGATGTCCAGGCCTCTGTTCGGCTCGAACTGACGGTCGCCGGATTTCCACATGACGTAGGAATCAGGCTTGCCGATACCTACCGGCCAGATGATGCCCATGTAGAGGTCACCCAAGTTCTGCAGACGCTTGGCGTAGGGCTTGAAGTAACGCTCTACGTAGTTCAGCTGCTCGATGACGGTCATCTTGGCAAGCTTGGCAGTGGTAGTGCCCAGACCTACCGCAGTGGCTTCCATGAACTGGATGAGGCCAGTAGCGGTGGACTTAGGGTTACGTACCGACGGACTGAAGGTCTCGCCAGATTCCCACGCCATGCACGCCATGAGGTCGATGATCATCGACTTCGGCAGACCGAGGTTAGCAACCACCTGAGCTACCTTGGCGATTTCAGCATCGGTCAGCTTCTTACCCCAACCCAGCTTCTTCACACCGTACGGATGAGAAGCGTCGATAGCCGAGGCTTTGAGTTGATCGAGAGCGCCTTGGGAGTTCTTCCCCCATTTACCGTCAGCGATGCCGCAGTTGAAGCCGAGGGCGTTCAGCATCTGCTGGGTTTGCGTTACAGTGAAGTCACCAGCCATGTTGTCACCTACACGTTTCGGAGTTTGTCCAGCGCGACGTGCACTGGATCGAACCGCCCACTCGGCAGGTCGAGTACGTCAATGTGGCCAGGAGTGCCATTCTTTTCGTAGTCGATGCTGAGGTTCATGCTGGTCCGAGACAGAGGTTGTCCCGACACGGCATTGAAGACGGCTGTGAGACTGATCTCCTTGAGACCAGCCCAGGACGCCATGGTCGATACGAAATACTGCGCCTGAGTAATCTTGTCCAACTTGTCCTCGTCTTTGAGACGAGTAGCGTCAGCAGCCAGATAGTTCGAGGTGAAGCTTTCGATCGCCCAGTATTCAGCCATGATCGGATCAAGGACCAGACCACGGGTGAAGGCGTCAAACCAGTTACCGCCGCCCGGCGCTACCAGCAAGGTGCCGGCAGCGTATTGAGCGGCAGTGGTGGGTTTGGTGTTGTAGACCATGACCTGATATTCCAGGACACCCACCGCCGCCTCAGGGCCTACGGTTACCCAGCGAGCAGCGTGGATGCGTGCGTATTTTGCCGGGTTGGTTTTCTGCGAGAGGAACAAACCGCGGTCGATGGCCACGTATGGGTTCGTGGTCTGGACGTTGGTTGGCGTTGGTGGAATTTCATTGGCCATGGGTTACGGTCCTTTAGAGCGGATTCCACGTACTCGGGAACTTGGTAGGCGCGTCGATAGTGCCGCCAGTAACCGGGATAACAGAACCCAGTGGAGTGGTCGAGAGACGGAAGGTGTCGATACGGGTTACCGGTGCGAAATTCAAACTAGCAATTCCACTAGCATTAGTCGTCACCGTACCGATGAACATTACCGATACCGATTCAGGGGGAGAATCCACCCGAGCCTCGTACGTCACTTTGCCGAACCGAGCACGCACGTAGACGTTGAAGGTCTTGTTACCTGGGGACGCTTCCACACCACGCAGGTCAAGGCTGAAGGTCGGCATCGTGTACGGCGTACCGGACAGGATGATCTTGATGGTGCGATTACACGACACCACCCATCCGGCACCGACCCAGGCAGCAGCCACTTGAGCGGCTGACAAGAACTCGATCACCCCGTAGGTGCTAAGCGGTAATACTGAGTTTGGCACTTTCGTTGCCAGCTTCGCGTTGACCGCAGTAGCGCTGTACGAGCCGATGGTCTCCATGGTCTCCTGGTGAGGGTTGTCGCGTCTGGCGGCGTGAGCCGCCAATGCGTCGCGAGCCTTCTTGAGGAGCTTGGTGAAGTTCCAGTCTGGGACAAGCAGTCCTGCGTCTTTCGACTCGAACGCGTTGTCCCGTTTGATCTGAGTAAGAATCCTGACGATCTCGGCCTGATAGGCTTTGAACTTCTGGATTCTTAACAGGACGCCTTCTGTGATTGGACCAGCCATTCGTTACCTCACTGGAACCAAGTAGTCGGGATGGAACCTGCGGCTGCTTGAGTGCCGGAGGAGTGGGGGATACCGTTACCGCGGACAGTCGAGGAGAGTACGGCTGCGCCAATACGCACCGTGCGGACGAATGTCGGCACCCAGGCGCTACCTGACCAATCGAACCACCCAACGATCATGTTCCTGGCATCCTCAGCACCGCTCGCCGATACGGCAAATGCTGCGACCTCAGCAGGACCGATACCGGTAACGACAACCTTCAGATACATGCGAGCAGTGCCGGACAGTGTCACAGGACCTGCTGGTACACGCAACTTACGGCCGAAGTAAACGATGTCTAGGTTGTTGGGTGTATAGATAGAGGCCGAGGTGAAGCTCCCTGCCGGAGCAGGGATCTTCGACAGCGGGACAGCGTCCTTCGGGAAATAGTTGACCGCCTGCGCTTCGAACGTGCCGGTGGTCATACCGCCCAACTGAGCCAGGGTCTCGCCGTGAGGCCGTACCTGACTCGTGTGGTTACCGACCTCACCCTTGATGATAGCGATGAGGTCGGCGAGGCTATACCCATTGATCTTCAGCGTGTTGTCGGCATGCTTTACGATCGGAGCTACCCGCTTCAGCAGCCTGATGATCTCCGCTTTCCAAAGATTGAACTTGGTAACGAGATATTGTCTCAGTTCTGCGTCAGTCATGGTTATTTCCAGTTGAGGCGACCGTAGGAGTTCGGCGTACCGGAGGTAAGCGGGATCGAGGAACCGCGTGCATCCGGCGACAGCATCTTCCCGTCCACAGCAACGCGCTTACGCACGTTAATGAGGTTCAGGCCGGTGGCGTTGGTGGTGAAGTAACCGAGGTACAAAGCCGGGCTTGCAGGCGGTTGGTTGGACGTGCCAATGGAGTACACCAGCGAGTCGCCGCTACGCACCAGCCAGACGTGGAACGTTTTATTACCGTCGGTCGCTGGGTTCAGGTTGTAGTTCATTGGAGCAACCACATCGTAGAACCCGTCCAGCATGGCTGGGGTATCATCCGCGAAGTAAACCGTCCACGCACTGACCACCCGTTGCGACATCATCACGAAACCGTAGGCTGGATCGACTACCCTGCTCCTCAGTTCGTTGACGTTCAGCGTCGACATCGCATTGTCGGCAAACAACGTAGCGACCATCTTCGTACCGCAGTCAATTTCCGAGTAGATAAACTCGGAAGACAGTACGAAGTAGAGACCCTTGCTGGGCAGGTTCACCCAACCAGCTGGGGCTGTGCCGTTCCAGTAATCCCAATAGACGCCGCCGTTAACCGCCCAGACACCGCCAGCGCAACGCAGAGCCAACATAGCTCGACCGCCGTTACCGACAATGTGGTACGAGTGCTGGGCAGCGTAACCCACCATGAACCCGCCGCTCACTCGACGAATTGCCACCTGACCGGAGTCAGGGGCATTCATCAGACCGAGGCTGGTACCGATGGTAGCGTCGTTACGGATAATCAAACCACTGCTAGGCTGGATAGCTGCACTGGTCACGTTCTGCCGACTACCGGCGAGCGTCGCGTTGTAGACAAACATCCACGTAGTACGTTCTGCCCCGAGACCCGATACGATAGAACCCACAATGAACGGAGACATGTCCGTGTATACTTGCGGGATGATCAGCTCGAACGTGAACTTACTGAAGCTACCGCTGACTTCGGGACTCGGCGTATATCCCCGACTCTGAAGGTTAGCGAGTAATTGGGATTCCAGGGAGTCCATCACCGCAGTCGGCACAGTCACACTACCGGACACGCTCATGTCTGGGTTAACCACTGCCGCTCGAGTGATTCGTTCAGGGTTCCCGCGACTGAACCGGGCCTGCGATGTGCGCGATACCCCAGGAGAGCCTTCGTTCAACAACAATTGCCAGTTAGTGGAAGGGTGACCTAGCGATGGCTGGTCGTAACGTTCGGCTGTTGGCGGATATCCTTTCCAAGCGTAGTCGCCAGTTACCGACGAGTACTGGAAGGTCGGGTCACCAACCAACGCACTTCGCACGTAGTACGTAGTGGCTCCGTATGGTGCGGGTAAACGCCCAAAGTTCAAACAGTTTACTACGTCATCCCCGACGTTGGAGACGCTGCGCATAGACGCAGTCAGGGCAGAGCCGAACTTACCGACCGGCTGAACTTGACCGTGCTCCGTCCAGTCGTGGAATCCAGCCAATACTTCAACCGGATCGGCGTTAACATCGTACTGGAAACGATGCAACCACATACTTCCAGTACCGGTCGTGTAAGACACCACTGTCCACATCCAGAGCTGGTTGTAAACCGTCGAGTAGATAGAGTCAGTAGATTGACTGTTCTGAGAACGTTGGTGGCTATTGTGCAGATAGTTGTTGAACGACGCGGACGCCTGCAGGTGCCATCCAGTCGAGTCATAGATCATGCGGATCGGATCGTTGTGATACTTAGACACATCGATTTGCTTGTTCTCGTTAAACTCAAATGAGAAGTAAGCGTTACCACTGCTGATCGAGAACATGTTGTCGCTCGGATACCACTGTAGGTACCAGTGTCCGAATATACCGGTGGTTCCGTCGTCTCGAGTAAGCGCAGTGGCCATTGTGGAGCCGTTGGTCGCAAGGACGGTGGTTGACGGTGTGCCGGTATTGATGGTCGCGCTGGCGACATCGTCGTAGATAACGATGTCGTCACGTACAACGGTGCCGTTCGCGCCGCGGTTCATGGTCCAGCCGGTGATACGAGTAGCGCTAGTGAAGTTGCCGGTGATCAACTCGTTCTTGTTCAGGCGCCATACACGGTAACCGATCTTACCTTCACGATGTAGATCATGCAGGATGTAGACGTAGTTACCTTTGATGAAACCAAACGGCGTATGGTAGATGCCTGGCAGAGGACCTTCCATTTTTAGGAAGTTACCGTTGGGTACGAAAATACCGGTGTGCTTGGTTTGGTCCATCGTGTTGTTGGTCAACGAGATGAAGTAACCAGTGTGCGCACCGGTAGCTGCGTCCTTCATGAGACCGCAGATAACGTCCTGGGTACTGCCGAGGATAGCCTTGGCACGCATGTTACTCGGGAAGTACGCTGGACGATACTCCACGTTTGACATCATCAGGTTCTTTGTCAGATCCGTCTCAGTCATGGCGTTACGCAGGTACGAGTAATAGATGCCCGCACTGTCGCCGTCGGTGCCTGGACGAAGGATCATCAAGGTACCGTTGTCTTCGAGCATCATCGCAACGCGGTTGTACGGCGTGGTGTTACTGCCGGACTCGAAGGAACCAGTTACCGATGGAGGGAGGAACTCACGGTCGCCGTAGAAGTCCATCGGGATGCCGCTATCCTTATCCAGCATCAGATCGAAACGACCATCGTACTCAGCCTTGTTGTAGCTGCCAACCATCCCCGCGTTGAGGTTGTGGACGTTCTGACCAAGAGCTGTAGTGTGCTTCGTAACTTCTGCCAGCAGCAGCGCTTCTACTTCGGCTGGAGTCTTGCCCCCTAGCGTATCCGCGGTCTCCGCGTACTCGGCGCTCTGAGCTTTCTTCTTCAAGGCGGCTTCGAGACCTTCCTTGAACTCGGTCATCGAGTCTTCGACTTCAGCGATAGTCTCAGCAATGATAGTGCTAGAGGACTTCGACATGTTGGTTTATCCCTTTGGTCTATTGGATCGCAGCCAGCTCAGTAGCGCCCGCCTGGAAGCAGTCGGCCAATTGCTTGGCAAACAGATCAAACGAGTTGAACTTGTCACCGACCTGCTTGAGGAGCAGTGCGCGAGATGCAGCATCGCCCTCACGAATCGCATTGGCCACATCGATCTGAGCTTCCACGACGTACTTCATGCCGTAGAGATCGTAAGCGCTGTGCAGGTGAGGTGCTGGCACGAACTGCGATGGCACGCCGATGAGGTCGCCCCAGAACACAGGACGGTCGTCGTTCATCAGCTCTTCGATCGCTTGCTTGAGCGCATACGTCGAGAACGAGAACTCGCCACCGACGTATTGTGCAGTCATCAGAATAGTGGTGCTGACGTTAGGGTTGGTGATCCGCACTGCGGTGTAGATCGCCTGACCAGTACGAGCAGTCGCTTCACGATACAGATGGACAAGTGCGTAGTCGTCGTTAGCAACGAGCGTACGGCCGGTGACGCCGTCTTTCAGGATGATCGAACCGCCGAAGAACGGACCGTAGTCCGCTACGAAGATCCGACCCTTGACCGTTCCGATCGTGTGACTTTCGTCAACGACCTTGTTGGTCGAGCTGGTGCCGAGGAGGTCCAGCGGATATTTGAAAATGGTGTCAGCCATGATGACCTCAATTAGAACCAGCCAGCCGCGAGCGTCTGACCATTGTTTGGAGTACCTACGGTTACAGGGACCGCAGAACCGATCGGAGTGGCTGACGTACGATAGGTATCGATACGAGTCACTCGGTTGATGGCGATAGATGACACCGCGGAAGCTCCGGTGACAATCCTGCCGATCCACATCCGAGTGGTGGTCTCTGCCAAGTCCTCGGTGCTGAAGAAGTAGCTGGTGACCGAACCGTTGAAGCGGACGTAGACGTTGTACGCGGTGTTCGGCTGCAACGTCTGACTGAACGCAGGTAGTGGTCGAGAGTACCCCATCATGACGGCATGCACCTGCGCCGGCCACGTTACGGTCAAACCGCTAGAGGTTACGCTGATTGCCGTACCGTCAAGATCGCCATACCGAGAGATCGGCAAGATCCCTTCGGGGATACGGTTAGCCAGACCCAAGTCTACGTCGCTACTCAGCATACCGCCCACAAGCGCTGCCGTTACCCCATGGGGGTTTTGGTAGTTCGTGATGTGGGTGTTGGCAATCGCCCTACCGGCGTTGACGACGCTGGTCGACGTATCGCCGTTCTGCATCGCTAGTGCGTTATCCGCGGCTAGCGACGCTTTAGGCTTGCGGGACAGGAGGTCTAGGACCTCCGTCTTCATCGCATTGAACTTAGCTGCCATCTGTGCAATGGCGGTAGTCAAGGCGCCCATACTCTACCTCCATTAAGGCTTCCATCCACCTGGGATGGAAGCGGTTACAGTTGGTAGGCCTGAGGTGTACGGAATCGCAGCACCAATACCTACGCTAGACAGCCTGAAGTTATCGAGCTTGGTGACCTTGCTAATCGCAATCGCCGAGATCGCCGAAGCTCCTACGCTGACGGTGCCGATGTACAGACGATTGAAGCTATCGATCTGGAATGTGTCGTACAGCTTGTAGGTCGGCGCACCGCCGACGATTTCGGCGTACACGTAGAGGGTCTTACTCCACGGTGAACTTACATCGTCGGTGATCAGCTTGTTGATCGCAGGCATCAGGTAATACCGACCCCAAAGGATTAGAGGAACCTGCGCCGTTATTCTCAGTGTGGTGCCGGTGTATGAAGCCGGCAGAGCTGAGTTGTCGAGCGATCCGTACTGACTGACCGGCAGTGTATTGACCCGCACCAGAGCGTTTACCTTTGCATTAAGCTCAGTATCGGTGTACGCAGTAAGGATCGTACCGTTCAGTTTGTGGGGGTTGTCGGTCCGCGCAGCATGGGCGGTCGTCAACGTATCGACGTCAGCTTGCATCTGCGCGGGAGTGCGGTTGTTCAGATGAGGTGAGTCATCCGACAACTCAACTGCGGTCGGCTTCTTCGACAGAACGCGAACGATCTGCTGAGTGAAGTCGAGTACTTCCGCTTTGAGCGTGTTGAGCTTATCCTGGATCGACATGAATCAACTCCATGCGAGCTTGTCGGCATTGCGAGGCAGACCGGTAGATACCGGAATGGCCGAGCCTTTCGACGTGGCGCTGAATCGGAAGTTACCAAGCCTGGTCACTTTCTCTGCAGCGATGGAAACGATTTGCGTGGCGTTGGTTACGATGGTTCCGACCAAGAGAGTGGTGTTACTTTCAGCAATCGGACTAGTGGCGATCACGTATTGAGCAACGTCGCCAAACACTCGGACGTAGACGTAGAACGTCCTGTTGGAGGCATCGGTCATGACCGTACGCAAGTCAATACTACTTACCGGCAGGACGTAATACGTACCGTTGATTACCACGGGGGTTTCTTCGGAGAAGTACACGACCCAGCCTTCAGCAGCTTTCTGGGAAGCCAAACACGTCCACGTCTCTTGTGGCGATGCCGACTGACCGGTCCATGCAGTGAACTCAGCGACCGTAGTACCGATCGGTTGGAAGTTCAGCTTGGTGGTTTCGTCAGAGTAGCCTCCGTTACCTTGGGTGTTCCAGAAGAAGCCGAAGCCCAAAGTAGGATGGCCAAGGAAGTGTCGCCCAGTGCCGCCAGAGTATACGTTGTACGACCGGTGCGAATAATCATCACGGTGCAGAAACGCCTGCGCCGATCGATTGTAACGGAAGCAGAACGACGGTTGAGGCGAACCGCCCGGAACCTGCATGTAGCCGGCCATGCTGATGCCGATGAATACATCGGTGCCGATGTCATACATCGCACAAGGACCGCAATACAGAATCCCGTTCGCCGTCATCTGCACGCCAAAGGCAGTGCCATTGGTGTAAACGTATTTCGGCGTATGGGGTGTGCCTACAGATACCGCCGTCACGTTACCGGAACCGTCTCTGGTTACAGTTACGGGACAGATGGTCACGTAGTTATTGCCATTATCACAAACACCCAGGTAGGCTACAAACGGAGGCACCCCGTTACTGGCCGGAATGACCAGCTCCGCCGTCCATTGCGTAGTGGTAGGTTCACCAGCCGCTGCCAGCTTCGATGCAATCTGGTTACCTACACCTTGCATTATGGCGTTGGTTATCGATACCTGAGTACCTAGGACCAGGTCTTCGCTAATCGATGCCCGGCCGTCTAGACGACTGACGGAAGAGACTCCGGTTTTCGCAGCAATGAACCGCTGCGTGTGAGTGAAGAACGAACCTGTGGCCGTTACCTCGTTGACCGGGGCTTTGTACTCCTCGTCATTAAGACCAAGGTCAGTTAGGAAGTCACGCACCGGCGACGGTTCGTAACCTTTGATAGACCCTCGATAGATCGACGCGTAGTTGTAAGTCGGACCGCCTTCCAACGTAGTGCGAACGAACCCACGGCGCCAAGCGCCGGCCGCGGTAACTCCATCAGCGCAGAGATACAGTTTGGTGGCCGACAGCATTACAGCGCCATGGATGCCAGAACCGATTGCCGTACCGAACGATGGACGAACAGCAACTCCGGACGCTGAACCGATGTTAGCAACACCGCCTTCGAGAGCGGCGTACTTAGTAGTGAAATTGACAACCTTACCGATCCACATATTCAGGTTGTCTACCACGTTCGTCAGCGAGTAACGAACTACGTTACCGAAGTCGTCGTAAGCGTAGCTGTTCTTGTAAGGGTTAGCTGTAGCCAGCTTATCCAGAACGTTGCCGTCAAACAGCGGACCTGCGTAGGTCGGTGTCGGTACGTCGTCGGTGACCGTACTCTCGCCGGACAGGTAATGCGGATCTAGTGTTACGGACTTGGTAGCCGGATCGAACACGAAGCTGAAACCACAGGCGCTGTACGGCGCGGCGCCTGTGGTAACTAGTCGAGCTTGGTGGTAGATTTTTGTACGGATTTTTCCGGTAGCTTCATCCATTGCTGAGACCGGCGTACCGCTGTAGTAGTACATGATCTGCAAGAACGTGAACCGGGTACCAATCTGACGACACATCGGGTTATCGGAAGCGAGCTGACTCACCATCTTGTTGCAGAATCGCATCCGGTCAAGGTTGGAGTAGTTGACACCGCCAAAACCTTTGGTAGTGATTCCGGTCATCTGCGTGAACGTCACCTCGCCGCCACCTGCCGCTGCGAGAGTTGCGCGCGGGATGGTGTACACAGTGATGTCATAAGGCGTCGACATGTTGCTGAGGGTCAGTGTGATGTTGTAGAAGTAGACGGTGTTGCCAGCTACGAACACCTCACCGCCTATTTTGATCCAAGCATCACCCACTGCCTTAGGGATGATCCCGCCGACGTGTTTGGTGGCGTCGTAGGTCCCGTTGGTCAGCGCTACGAAGTAATCGCCAGGTACTCCAGCCGAGTCCTGCAACTGACCAACGATTACCGACTGACTCGAGTTGAATACGGCAATCGCAGTAGTCCCGGGTGGGAACCAGCTGGGCTGGTAACGTCGACCAGTCCTGGTAGGTTGACCCACCTTGTTGGTAGCACCTTCAAGGAATGCGTAGAACACACCCTGACTTGCGCCGTCGGTACCATTACGCAGATAAACAGCAGTGCCATCGTCTTCGATCATGATGGCGGTGTCGATGTATTGTAGACCAGACGTACCGCCTTCGAAGCTACCTTGAATGCCGGGCGGCAGATAGTTCTGCGTGCCATAACGCGCGATCGGCAAAACGCCATTCGGCATTACCGTCGGTAGCAGGGCGTCGTAGGCAGCTTTGGAATGGATGCCCACCGAAGTGAAGGTATCGTTGTGCACGTTACCTTGTAGCGCTGCGTGATCGTCGGCTGCCTTACGGACTTGCTGAGCCAGTTGGGTCGGAGTCAGACCACCCACGAGCTTGGTCTGGTCTGCCGTACCGGCCGTCTTGCGTTTACCGGTGGAGACTGTCCCCACCAGGGTAAACAGCCGATCCATAGCCGCGCTGAGCGCGGCAAGGTTATCAGTCAAACTCATGTCGGAAGTTCCTTACTCAGAGCGCGCCGAGTTGGTTAGCCGCCTGGGTGTAAGACGCAGTCATGGAATCGATCAGCTCTTCCAGATCCGCAATACCGGCCCCGCCACCTTCGATCTCGAGCAGCTTGGCATCGATCTCATCTTTGGTATAGTAGAGGTTAGGTAGCAGCGGTGGATTAGCCAACCAGTCCCGAGTGCGCTCACGAATGGCAGCGGCCACGTCGTAGGTAGCAGCAATCAGCTCGGCAAAGCCGGTCATGTCGTCTGCAGGGTGGGTGTGTTCGGTAGGCGGGAATACTTCCGGCTTACCGTTCACTTCCTCGAAGGTCACCTGACGCGGGTCGGCGATCTTGTTGGACATGATCTCGAGAATCTTGTTCTCGCTGAGCGTCCAGGCACCACCGAGGGTCTGGTAGGAGTCCATACGGACCTGACCACCCAGCGTACGGTCGAACAGCAAGATGGAAGCATAGACGCCACCCTTGGTGTTCTGTAATTCGTAACTGGCGCTGTTGAATCTATGCCCAGGCGCCCAGTCCACACCGCGGATCAAAAGGCGGTTGGTGGTGATGTGGCGCAGGACCATGGTGTCGCGGAAGTAAGGACCGGCCCATGGCAGCAGGAAGTGGAAGTCGAGTTCCTCTTGAGGCGGGTTCAGCGTACGGCTTTCATTGACCACCTTGTTGGTTGCCGCCGCACCCGTCAGGTCAAGTGGGTACAGATAATCGAGGGGATTGGCGCTAGCCATTTGAGGTCTCCATTAAAATATGGGACTCGCGTCTATGAGACGTCGAGCATATCATTTTTCGACGAGGTGAATGCATGTACACTTGCCAACGTGCGCTACTCCGCCCTCGTGGCGCAAACCAGAGGCTGATTGAAGCGCAGGTGGGTAACAGCTATCTGCGTAACTTGGTAACCGAATACGACGTCGCATACCTCGTCCTCAAACACCCAGCTATCACTAATGAGGTCAGCCTCAACCTGATGGAGATCTTGGATACTGTTTATAGTGTCCTCGAAAACGTCACGGTCGATGATTGGCTGGTGTCTCTTGGCGATGCTAGCTTGCCAACCTCCGCTACGGTGCCTAAGCGCCAAGCAGGCGTTGCCAAGTTCAACGATGCCTTCTCGGCAGGCTACATCTTGAACCGCGTCCATCCGACAGCAGGCGAAGGTAACGAGTATCCTGATGAGGATCTCACCGACATCCTGATGACCAAGCCGGAGATGAACTACGAGCTGTTGTATCGCAACTGTTTGGTCAACGTGAACGGGCTGTTCCACATCACCGACTACTCGACTCGTGGCCTGCGTATTAAGGATGCTGGTCGCAGCACCTACTTCGCCAACAACCACGACATCGGGCTGATCAGCTTCCTCGATGTGGGTAAGGTCACGGTGACTCCGATCACCGAAGCGATGATCAAACCAAAGGGAACCAATCCCCTGAAGAACGGTTTCATCGTCCACATGCCGAAGATCGATCTGTCGAAGCGCATCGTCATGTTGTCGATCGGCGGCTATCTGCACTACGGTGAACAGCAGTACAGCGTCACCGGTGATCGCTCGATCGATGTGCAGTGGTACAACCTGCCGTTGGCTCAGCGCTATCACAACTCCAAGCATCTGATCGATCTGTCGAAGTTCGACGATACGATGACCCGCAATCCGAACCATGGCGAAGCCTTGGATCTGAATCAGGCGAATACCGACGAAGCGATCAAAGCGTACATGACGCTGAGTCAGTCCTTCGTGATCACCATCGAAGCGAGCAACCTCTACTACATGCGCCACGGTCTGGAGCGTACCAAGCTGCCGGGTCGCTACGTGTCCTACGAGCGTCCGCGCTTCCCGATGCAGCTCGAGAACGGTCTCATGCCGTCCTACATTGCGATCGTCGAAGATGACCTCTACTCGATTGCTGTGACCGACAACATGGTCAACCGTTACGTCGCTGACAAACAGCCGGTATCCGGTGACATGTACGACAACGGGGCCAGGCTATCCTCTGAACGACAGAAATACGCCTCGGCATATTTCCTGGAGTTCGGTACCGACTACCTAGCGTAAGCCGAATAGAAGCCGGGTGGTTCCCCACCCGGCGACTATGCCGTTAGAATGGAAGCGTCATCCACGGGTTACCGTTAGCCTCGTGCCCGCACGAAGCCTTGTTGCCGGTACGCACCACTGGAACTCCGTTGATGGTAAACCACCCGGAACCTTCCACCATCTTTGGACCGGCGTGAGAACCAGTACCGTGACCGGCCACGTCATCGTTTAGCAACGACATCGGTTTACCGAGGACAGTCCAGGTAGGCATGCCGGGACCAGTGATCACGCCACCGGCTTGAGATTCGCCAACGAGAGAGATTGGAAAGGCCATTATGTCAACCCTACGAACTTGGGAGTCTTCAGAGTAGTGCCAGCGCCGATGAATGTCATCACACTACCACCGCCATCGATGGTTGCCTTGACGCCAGCTTTGAGGTCCATGTTCTGACCTGCCTTGATGCTGACGTTGCGCGTAGCCTCAGCGATGATGTCTTGGGGTGCCTTGGCCTTGAGGTCCTTCTTGTCAAGCTTTACAAAGGTGCCATCGGCGTTCTGAAGATGCAGTAGCTTGAGCTTACTGATCATGTTGATGAAGTTACCGATGTCGTCCTTCACCATCACCTCGCCACCGCCGAAGTCGAAGTACATCTCGTAGAGGTACGGCTCACCGTTCGCCTGACAGCTGCGGAACGCCAACATCTTACTGTGGGACGAGAACTCGAACCAGTACATGTTCTCAGGACTAAGGACTGTGGGCGAACCGGCGCTTTGTTCTGTAGGATCAGCGCTGATACCGAAGATGATGGTTTCCAGCTTACGCAGGTTGTCATCAAGACCCATGGTGCGCCAGTAATACTTGTCGTCATCCGCAGCCTGCAAGATCTCCACACGTTCGCCGCGACGTACGTTAGGAGCGGTCAGACGGTTAGAGCCTGAAGGCATCCACGTAGCCTTGATGGTGTTCGTAGACACCGTACTGCCCTTGACGACGTTCTCGTCACCATCGACCGTCTCAAACGTCGTGGTGGTTGCGTTCGAGGTCAGCTCGCCGTCACGCATGGGGATCCATTCGATCGGGACAATCTCGATCTCTTTGGAGCCGAGCTCAAGGTTGGTATCGACCCGTCCGATTGCGACAGATCTGAATGCAGACATCTTCATGCGTTCAGCTCCAGATAAAATTCTACAAAACCCGCTAATGCTAAAGCAGATTGACTTAGGGACATCCCGACATGTTTTTCAGAGAAGTAAAGCTGGTCAGATGCAACCGGATGTCGCTCAATGGTAGCGAGACAATCACGATCAGACCGAGCCTTAAGACCCAGATGGTTTTAGGCAGTAACGGGGGCGGCAAATCAAGCCTACTCCACATCGCGTTCTGTCCTCTCCCACCGGATCCTAACTGGTTCGATGACGGCGGTTCGTTACACCAGATCTTCGACCACAAAGGGCACACTTACGAGATCAAGTGTGAGTATGGGGATAAGAATTCCTACTCATTCATAGTAGATGGCGGGGAGAACCTTAACAAAGGCCGTACCGTCACTGCGCAGCTCGAGCTGGTCCGTATCCACACCGGTTATACGAAAGACTTCCACCAGCTGGCTATCGGTAACCTTGAGTTCACAGCGATGACGTCCAAACAGCGTCAGGACTGGATTGCTAAGCTCTCGCCTACGAACTTCGACTTTGCGTTTGCCAAGTACGTGTCGTGGCGCAAGATGGCGAACTCCAAAGCTGAGATCGTTAAGTACCTCAAAGACCGCCTCGTAGAAGCTCGCGGTAATCTGCTTGAGCCTGACGTCATTGCAGACATGCGCGCTAAGTCAGCTGAGCTGCAAGCGACTCTTGAGCAGTTGATGCGCGTACCTCGCAATACGGCTGATGTGCTCGATGATGAAGAGATGGCCAAGCGTGTACAAGAGCTCGACGCTCGTGCCGCTAAATGGCTCATGCTTGATCATCCCGATCAGGACGGTGAGATCAGTCTTGAAGAGCTGATCACTAAGTCTGCGGATATGGGCGAGGCTATTTCATCACGATACGGTGAGATGCGTGTTCGTGAAGAGACGCTCAGTAAGGCTGACCACCGTCGAGTGGTGCTTGGTGACTCTGTGGTGCATGACCCTGAGGTTCTTAAGCGACACTTAGAGTCTGCGGTGCTTGAGCTTGAGGCGATACCTGAGCCAGCATGTGGTCTGCATCCGTCTCTGCTGATCCGTGCCAGCAAGCCAATCGGTGAACTGCGCATGGCTGTCGCTGGACTGCCTGACGTGCGTTATACGGCCACTGACTATAATGTCTTGACCCAAGGTCTCTTCGATAAAAAGGAGCGCTTGAATCGCGTCTCTGGACTTCTGGAGGACCTTAACCGTCAGGTCGAGCACATCCACAGCTGCGAGACCGTCGCTTGCCCTAACTGTAAGACCGAATTCAAACCCGGTATTGAAGAAGGTAAGCTTGACGAGCTGAAGAGCCGCATCGATAAGGGTTCGGTTATGAACACCGAACTTGAAGGCGAGGTTGAAGAAGCTGAACAGCACTTGCAGAACGTGTCCCGTGCTGTCGACTCGTACGCGCGTCTCGATGAGATTCGTGGGGAGTATCAATCTCAGTTCCCGGGCCTGTTCGCTTGGCTCGATAACTGCGGTTGGACTTCGGCTGGTAAAGCGCTGTCTTCGAAGATCGCCTTGTACGAACGTGACGTTATCCACAACGAGCAACGTAACGATTACACGAAGGCTATCGAGACATTCCAGCTGCAGCTCGCCAAACATGAGTCAGCGTCTGGCGAAGCCAGCAAGGTTCTTAAAGAGTTCGAAGAAGCCCACGCCGCCTATGAGGCAGTATGGGAAGAGATCAAAGTAGCCGAGGACAAGAAGCGCCGCCTCGATACCATCATCCGAGAATGGCATGGGTACGAAAGCACCTATCAAGCCATCGAACAAGGTTACTCCGAAATACGCAATGAACTGATCTCGTACTGCAATCATCAAGGCGACTTGGTGATTGAAGACATGATCAGGAAGACCAAGCAGAGTATCGGTGTCCACGAATACGCGATCAGTGAACAAGAAACTCACGAGACGTTGGTAAAAGATCTTGAGAACCAATTGAAGGGTGCGCTCGTTCAGGAAGAAGCCTACAAGCGACTGACTGCTGAGATGTGTCCTAAGAAAGGATTCCTGGCTGAGCAGATCAGTCAGCAGATGGCTAGCGTCATCAATGTCATCAACAAGCTGATCAAACGTGTTTGGGGTTATCCTCTGTACCTGCATCACTGCGATGTGGAAGAGACTGAGATCACTTACAAGTTCCCGGTCACGGTCGACACCAAGCGCCGGAACGATATCTCGGAAGGGAGTCGTTCCATCAAGGATGTAATCAACCAGGCATTTCGCCTGGCTGCGTACTACTGCATGAAGCTGCACGACTTCCCGCTGTTCCTCGATGAGATCGGATCCTCGTTTGACGAAGCCCACCGTCACAACCTGATCCCGTTGATCAAGGACCTCGTGGATGACGAGCACTTCTCGCAGGTGCTAATCGTTAGCCACACCCTGGATGGTCAGACTGCGTTCCCCATGTCGGAAACAATCATCATGGACGACCGTAACCTGAACTACCCGCACGCCTACAACCTCCATGTGGAATTCGCCTAATGAATTTTCCTTACGATGTAAACGACATGTCCCCAAAGAATCAGACTCTCCTGATCTCTCGGGAATCGGTGGAGCACTTCGCCGACTACGGCGCAGTGGTCGGCTATGACGAGCACGGCAACGTTGATGAAGAGAAGTACAGTGCTTGGGAAGCGCTGACTAAATTCGAGCGCTACGAACAGCAAGCAGCCTTCTTCGTCGCTTCTGCACTGACCGCCGGCTGGAACCGCGTTGAGCGATTTGGCAACGAGTTCGTCCTGTGGGCTAACATCGCTCACTTGAGGTCAGCTGCATGAAGTGGGCGATCATTGCGGTGTATGTGATCACCGTCATCCTGTTCAACTGGTTCTTCCTGTCTGATCGCGCCGGCGATAAGCGGATGAACAAGCGCAGGGCTGATGAACGCGGCTATAAACCAAAGCGGATCCCCAGCATCACCTCGACGATGTTCTGGAGCACTATCGCGGCTCTCGTAGTCGCATCGATCATCGGCTGGGGCCTACTGCCAGGCTTGGCGATGTTGAAGTTCATCTTCAGTTAACAGCATAGAGGCCGGGGCACGTCCCCGGCCTCTATGTCGTTTACGAGCCTGGAGCCGAACCTTCGAGCTCATCGATCCTGGCTTGCAGGGATTCGACTAGTTCAATGAAGGCAGCCTCGTTAGCTTTGTAGTTGACGATCTGCTCTTGCAGGAACAACGTCTGCGTGTAGTACGTCGTCTTGTTCTTGATAGCGGCAGCCCGTGCTGCTTGAGCAGCTACAGCTTGCGCTTGGGTGATCGCATCAACGGTTGGGATGGTTGCCGCAGTAACCACGGTAGTGATACCGCAATCATCTTCCACTGCGTTCTGACACGCCTGAATAGCACGAGTCAGATCGTAGGTGTCCGGTAGGATACCGAGTGGTACGCACAGCACGACTTCGCTATGCGGGACCGTACCCATGTTCGGATAGGAGACGATGTACGTGTCAGGCACGTACAGCGGTTTCTGCGTTGGGTTCATCAACGTGATGACGTACGCCCCAGCCTCAACGTCGGCAGCGTAATCAGCTTCCGTCAATTGGTTAGGGGTGTAGACCATCTTGAGCGGATCGTCACCCTGACTGATCATCTCATCGAAGGAGCGCAGTGCACCAACGGTGTACGACAGGGTCGACTTAGCCTCGAACGGGAGCCGGAGTTGGAATAACCCCGACGCACCTGGAGGCGGAGTTACTCTCGCCATGGTTTATACCACTCCCGTAGCTTTGACGCTGGAGAACGCCACTACCAGATAGAGGAAGTTCTTGAAGCTCTTCGCGATGTAGACGATGCCGTCACGGATGATTCGGTTGTAACCCTGTGGAACGCCAGAATCGACCGTCATCTCTTCAGCGTGCATCAGCATCTCTGCCAGCATGTAGCAGAACTGCCGAGTCTCTTCGCTCATCGCCATGAAGTCCTGGTGAGTGAACGAGACGTTGATGTAATCAGGGTAACGTTCCATGAACAGGTCGATACCGTCACGGTTCTCAGGACCGCCGACTACCGAGCACATGATCGAACGGAACTGCGTCGGTACGATGCAGATCACTTTGTCGATGTGTGCGTTGGTGTACTTCACGCCCTTACAGGTCTTGCGGCACATCCTGATCGCCTTCTGGATAGAAGTCTGACCGGAATAGATGCCGTGGTCACGGTCGCCGTTTGGGACAGCGTAGTCCGTAGCCATCGGGGTGAAGATGAACTCAGTCGACGTAAAAAGGTCGGGGAAGATCACCGCCCATTCGTCACGAGTGTGAGTGGTGTTCGCCATGATGTACTGACGAATCGCTTCCTTGGTAGCGTCGAGGTTGTCGCCTGCCGCACCGTAGATGACAGTGACCCAGTCGGTGTCGACAGTCAGGGTCTTGTCGTTACGGTCGTGCCACTGGAACATGTCGGTACGCAGCACGGTCTCAGGGAACTTCCCACGAGCGACGCGGATGCGGTCGAAGATGTCGGCCTGCTTGATGCCGGCTACCAGATCGGTCACGCCGTTGAAGTCGTCGAAGAACTGATCCACCGGAACTACCGGCGGTACGACCATGTGTTGGAATTCGTCGAACTGGTTATAGAACGCATCGTCCGAGAACCACACACGCCAGCGAGTGGTTGCATCCTGTTGGTACGGAGCGAACTCGATATATTCAGGGGACCAGTAGTTGCCGAACGCAACGTGCTCGCCGGAGCTTACGAGATCGAACTGAGTGCCGAACGTCTGGATGAAGAACTGCTGGAACGAGTCCTTCTGTTCGGTGAACTTGCCGAGGCGAGCTTGAGCGTAAACCCAGGAGATTACCTTGAGGCAAGCATAGGAAGTGGCGTCAGGGACGGCCTTCTTGACGTCCTCCTCTTTGTAGGAGAAACCGATCAGGGTGAGGTCGCCCGGGAAGTCGGAATGCACGTACTCGGTATAGCCACGAACGAACGTTCGCGACATAGGAGCCAGCTCGCCGACCGGAGCCACCACGTTGTCCGTGTTATCGGTCAGCGGTCCGATCTGGGCAAATGCCTTGAAAATTTTCACGTTAAACACCTCAATGCGCGAGCGGCGAAAGGTATGACTGGATGTTAGCGTAATTAATTACACCGTGTAGTCTCAAGCTATATCATTTTCAAGGGAATTGTTTCAGAGGACTCTCACAGTGTCAGGTACAACGCTGCTACTCATACTGAAGTCTCTCTTCCCTTTGGCACGCGAAATTATCCTGAAGGACAAAGACCTCAGGGCTTTCTTACTAGACAACAAGTTAGCGAGCATCCTCAGCGGCTGTCTGATTTTCCTGTTCGTGTTGTTTCTCTATATAAGCGAAGTCGCTGACTCAGCGCTGAAGGACCTCGACCGACTCAAGTTCGTTTACGAGCATCAGTCTCGCACTGTCGAAGAATTGAAGGAGCGGAATGCTGCTTTGGAGAAGGATAAGCAAAGTCTGCTTGAAGCCCTGAACAATCGGGAACCTCCCCAAAGTCCTACCAACCATCATCAGCCACCCGACGCAAAGCCTCCACGTAGAACTCGATCGAAGCTACCGGACGATGTGAGTATCAAGTTCTACATTGAACAACGCCTGCGCTCGCTCGAACAAGACGGGAAGTAACCAATGTCCAACCCTAGACTCTTGATCCAAATACCTCTCCTGCTCTTGGGATCATGCACCCCCATCACCCCCGCATCGATCCAGATCTACAACAACATCAACATCGATCCTGACTTAAGTCAGGTCGACAGTCGACTGAAGCCGAGAGTCGACCGCTTGATGGAGAAGGAGTGTAAAGCGATCGAGAAGGCCGAACTCAACGCGTACCACATGCCGAACCTTCCGGACATCAGTAAGATGGATCCTGATGATTCGAAGGCTCTGATCGATGCGCTCTTTGCGCACATCTCAGAATTGAGGAAGCAGTACGGGACATTGAAGGATCAGTTCCAATGCAACCTCGATCACCCGACGCCTTAAAAAGCTACCGGGCCTGCTAATCATTTAGAGAGTATCAGCAAGGAACTTGAGATGTCTGAGACCGCAGTGTCTACTCGGGCCGTGATTTACGTGGACGGCGGCTACCTTCCGGATAAACGGATCGGTGGTTGGGGCGTCCACGGTTACACCTACTTCGACGAGCTGCCGAAGAAAGGTACCGGCAATCCGAAAGCAGTACCGACCGACAACGGGTACCTTGGGACTGACATC